CTGAAAGGGTATTGAGAACAGTCTTGAAAGATTGGAGGTGATGATCTCCGGTGCCGTTAGATTCCCATCTGGAGGCGTATTCTCCATCGACCTCTACTGAAGTGGATGATGCTACACCGTCAGCCGTGACTGTGATATATGCAAAATCCTGCGTGTTCTTCATGAACACAAAACCGTCAGGCTTAGAGTCTGGGTCAGCATCATCAGCTAACCTTACGTAGATCGTGTTGTAACCTAAGGAGTCCGAGGCGTGGTCACCATAGGCCCATTCGCCAGCATTGAGGCTCCCTAGGGTTCCCTCAGGTATCTCTACGGAATCCAATAGGACCTCTTCAGGTCGCTCCAGATCAGGACTGAAAGTGGTATAGTCAGTCACACCATCTTGGTTCGTATCGACATCTTTAGAGGTTGTCAACTTCACATAGAAGTTCTTGGTTCCCGACCCCGATTCAATCCACTCGTACCCATCCTTAACCAAACTCTGACCCCACATGGTAACATCTGAGGTCATCGCAGGGGTAACTGAGGTGTTCACTACAAAGGTCGTATCAAGGACCGAGGTGAACTTAAGATGACTTTGGGTCCCATGGTTGGATGCCGCCCCAACCAGAGTAAAATATGAACTGGTACCTGTGTCATATATTAGAGGATATTCATTACCCTCACTATCAAAAATCAACCGCCTAGAGCTATAAGGAAAGCCTGACTTCTTCGACCATGCGAACATATATTGTTCAGATTCGCTTTTATTGATCGTGTGTGTTTTCAGGCTAGGGCCTTCGCTCTTCCATCCTCCATAAACTGTGACTGAACTAACGGACACATGTGAAGTCGGAGGTCTCCTAGAGAGTCCTCTAGCCACATCAGGCCACATGTTGACCATCTCTTCGACTTGGCTATCCAATCGCAACCCAGCGGCCTGCTGGGACACCCCGTTATACAGGGCTTGTGTGGTCTTACTTACGCGACCCATTGGGACCTCCTTAGGTTACCAAGCGTAGCCGATAGACGGCGAACGACTTAAAATTTCTCTTGCAGGCCAACCGTCCAACATGTTAAAGTCGGAGGTCTCGGCCTCTACGTTATGGAAAGCTGTAGCTGCCGCTTGTTCCTCTAGGGCTAGGGCTTGCCACAGTTCTGTGTCTCTTAGGTACCTAAGGACGAAATCGCGACCAGCACGAATGTTAATGTATCTACGGACATGCTCAGGCAGGTCCTCATAATCCAACTCATAAGTAACATCAGCTTTGATGTCCTCCGTAAAGGTGGTGAAACTGTGCTCCGTTAGGTTATATAACTTGTCATCACGGAAGGTCACATCAGGATACCTAGAGTCAGAGATGTCAATCGAAAGGACGTTAGATGCCACATCGATCTCATCTGATACATTGGGACTCAGGGTCACCCGTTTCTCATGGTTACAATGGAGACCCGCAGATTGGATCTCTCGGCTCTTACGTCTCAGGACGTTCAGAGCTTGGTTGGCCTCATCAACATTTGAAAGAGTGGAGGCCGAAATGTCTGGGACCTCTGTGATCCCTGCCATCATGAGGATCTCATTGACGGCTTCTAGTTCTGTAGTCTTAGCCATTAGGGCCTCCTATGGTTTACTCTTCGGTCTTGGCTTTGGGTGTCGCTTTCTTCTTAGGTGCGACCTTGGCTTTCTCACGTACTGGCGTGATTGAAATACGACCTGTCTTAGGACACTTCACTTTGTTAAACTGAGCCATGTTGGACTCCTTTGGGTTTCTTAAAGTTCTTAAAGATAGTGGGCTGTGATGTCTCTCACAAGCCTAAATGCAAAAGCCCCCCTAAGGATCCACGGGGGTTCCAAAGGGGGGCTTTTGGGGGTAGCTTAGTTAGCTACGTAGAGGTCTACGCAGACTTCCAAGCGATACACGCCTCAGGACGCAAGGCTTTGATACCTACGACCTGACGGGTAACCAATAGGGTACCTAGGCGGCGTGGGTCATCATGAGCGGTGCTCTTGAGGGATTGCAACTTGGTCATACCAACGCAACCACGGACACCAACGAGACCAGAAACGTTCAACATGTTGGCGTTGTGGTATTCATCGATACCAGAAGCAGCCAAGTTCGTGCTTGGGAGGTTGTTGGTTTTGCAGATGTCGATGCCGTCAATACGGAACACCTTACCGTCTGCTAGGGAACCTGAGGTACCATAGTCTGCGTTGATAGCAGAGAAACCAGAGGTCTGAGCGGTGTTAACCAAGAGGTAGTAATCCTCTGGGCGAAGGACAGCATAGCGACCTTCATCAGGAGCATCGTTCTCATCGAGCTGTTGAGCCGAGGCACGGAATGCATCGAGCAAAGCTTGGACACGGGTCGTATCCGTAGCAGAGACGAGGTTAGCATCAGTGATCGTAGTACCACCTTCCAAATCGTCAATAGTAGCTGACGCTTGGGAGCCGTTGTAGTGCTCAATGAGCAAGTGACGGTCCGTTTGCGTTGCCAAGGCCTTACCTTGTTCAGCAGCGATGATGGATTGAGTCTCGAAGTGATTCAAGAGCTCGTCCCACTCAGCGATGAACTCATGAGCAACCATCTGAGCGTCAGCCGTGATTACGACTTCGTTCTGTTTGACAGTGTTACCTGTTAGTTCAGCACCAACCGTGTGGTACTCAGCACTCGAGCGACCGATTGCTGGGAATGATGCAGATTTACCTGCGTTTACATTCTTAACGAAAGCTTTACCTTCAAATTGATTATAACGGGTATAGGCTGATAGAACCATACCACTATACATCTTAAGAAATAGAGCGATACGATCTTCAGCAGTTACAACTGTACCATTAACAGCACCCAAGCGGGTAGGAGTAGAAGCGGCCATAAAGGGCCTCCTTAGAAATAAAATAAGTTTGAGTAAGAGCTTGTGTATTCAAGCTTAGGGTTCCCACAGGGTGTGGGGCTTAAGCCCTTTGATGTCCTCTTGGGTATCCGCTCTTAAGTTATCCCTCAGGATTCCTTAGGTCGGGCCTCAAGTCTTTCTATGGACTTTATACTCTTGTCTTACTTTCTTATCTATCTCGCTTCTGTAAGGGAAACGTGAGGGCTGACCAATGACGGTCGTTGTGAGTCTTATTCTCGCCCTCTGTGGTTGCGCAGGTTGGGTTCGAACCAACATCCGAGGCTTATGAGACCCCTAAGTTACCAGTTACTCTACCGCGCAATCTGGAGGTGCCAGCGGGAATCGAACCCGCCTTACTAGGATGAAAACCTAGTGTCCTAACCGATAAACGATGGCACCTAAAAGCCCACCCTTTTTTACAAGGGGGTGGGAAACCTTGAACCATAGGAGACCAGCCGAAGCTGGAAATCTATTTAGAACGCTGTGGTCTTAGCCAACCGCGCTCGAACCTTAGCTTGGAAACTAGGGCTAGTCCGAAACTCTTCAGAGTTCATGTCTTTGATCATCTGGTCATGATGTTCATAACCACGGACACCTGTGGATGCCTTAGCAGCACCAGACACAAAGCCGTCCGTAGACCCAGACCCATTGGCCTTGGTGTACTTCGATTGTAACCCTTGGACCGCAAGGTTGATCAACCCTAGGTCACCTGAGTTTACTGCTTTGTTGTACGCCTGTTGCTCACCATCTGATAGGTTGGTTTGAGCCCATTGGACCATGGAGTCATAGGTCTCTTTACCGCCTACAGATTCAAAGACTGTCTGAGACGCTTGTTCTGCTTTGAACGCTCGCGCCTCAGCCACCTCAGAGATAAAGGACTCCACCTGAGATTTATCAAAGCCTGCCTTAGATAGGGCAGCGTATTGATCTTCAGATAGCGAACCGTTCTGTTGATAGTGTTGTTGAAGCTCATTGATGTCTAAGCCTGCCTGTTCAGTTACCTCTTGAGCTTTGATCTCCAGATCACCCTCGGGAGCCTTAGGTGTCTCTGTTGATTCCTTAGGTGGAGCCCCGAGCTTTTTCTGTAGCTCTACGTAGGCTTTCTCTAGGTCCTCTTGGGATTTGAACTTACCAGCCAAGAGAGGTTCCTCACTCGGGGGGTCCTCTACCGTCTCCTTAGGAGCGGCTTCGCCTCGCTGGGCGTAAGCTTGATACATCTCTTCCATAGAGCTGAACTGTTGAGAGCTAAATTCCTTAGCCCAATCACCGTTGCCCTGTTGTGTTTCTGCGGTCACCAAGGCATCTCTTGCGGATACGATCTCTGGTGACATCTCAGTTGGGGTAGCTTCTTCGGACATATATTATCCCTGTTGCTGTTGATTGATGTTCTGAGCCATGCCAGTAACCGCTGGGCCTATTCCCTTATCTACTGCGGATTGCATCATGGCCTGCTGTTGGGCCGCTTGTTGTTCCTGTTGGATCTCCTCATCAGTCTTAACCAGACCTGATGTGTCTACACCCAACGAGTTAAACACTCGGCGCACTAGCTCACCCACATGGATCATCGATAGAGCCTCAGGTGTAGCCTGTAGGGAACCAAGGGCTCTCTCAAGTTTACCTAAGTTTTGACCTCGGCCAATTGCCTCGATACCTGTGGTGATACGGATCTTCACGTCTGCCTGATCGAACTTAGGAAGCTTCCCTTGTTTCTTTAGGCGACCCACGATCCGATTGATAAACGGACGTTGAAACTCTTCTGACAGGCGTGAGAACATACCACCGAGAGCGGTCTCTAGTTCTTCTGCCATGAGGCGAATCTCTTCAGCCGTAACCCGTTCAGCGTTTCGCTGGACAGATGAGTTACGTAGGAACACATGTCTGAGTTGCTGTTTCAATTCGTTCATCAGTTGAGCGGCCCCTTGCATGTCGTTAGCTTTATCAATCTTCAAAGCTACTACGTCATCTGGGTGCCCAGCCACAAAGGACCCCAAAGGTGCCTTAGTGAGGTGGTTCAAGTTCGTTGATCCATTAGGGTTCACAAGGAACACGGTCTTTGCCGCGATGCTTGTGGATAGAATGATTGACTTGGAAAGAACCTCGAGACCGTTGATGTCTCCCCAGTTCTCTTCCACATGGCCTCGGCCATAGTTTTCTCCATCGATCTCTGTCCACCGTGGGACGATCCAAGGAGATTCAGTTGCCTTATAGGATACCTCGGTACCCTGTACCAACGTTGGTCCGACCCATTGGGATCCATGGACCTTATCGCCCTCTCGGACTACGTAGGTGTACACGTCAACCTCGTCATCTTTGTCACCCTTAGCTACCTCATCGGTCGCTTGGTACGCCTCACGGATCTCCTGAGAGACCACAGATGAATCGAAGGTTTCTTTAATTATTAACTCAACCCACGTCCCAGAGTCGTCTCTGGTGACCACATACTTGTCAGCACGGTAGGACTTTGGTGACCCTTTGTCAGGAACAAAGAAACACCCACCACCTGTAACGATCATGTTGCGATATAGGTTGAAGATCTTAGGCCGCATGGCATGGACGTTGATGTCTTCCATGATCAGCTTTTCGAACTTAAGCATGTCTTGCTCAACCTTGGATCTCACAGAGGGATCCATGGCCTCGAACTCCTGTAGGACCTCTTCAGATACCTCAACAGCAATAGGTGTGCTTTGAGGCGGGAAGGTGGTCAACAGGATCTTAGACGCAAGGTTGTTGACTCCGTTGGCCCCTTCGGATTGATAGGGCTGAGGGAGCTCGTCATCCTCATGGTGACCAGAGAACGGTAGGATGTGCGGCAGAGTTAAAGCCGAACACTCACGTTTCCTGTCGAGGATACCTTGGCGTCTCTGGTCGAGACGGTTGTAGCGATCTACTACGTTGATCTGTTCGTCCATCTTGGGTTACCCCCTAGGGATACCAAGGCCTGAACCGCCTTGACTTTTCCCGATAGGAATCGCTAGGCTCTTACGACCCTTGGATTTATCTTTGGACTTTTTCTTTTCTAACGCCTCGTTACCCAAGGGTTTAACCTCGGGAGGCGGGGGGGCTGGAGGCTTAACCTCTGGAGCCTTAGGAGCACTAAAACACATAGGCTTAATCCTTCTGGTTTTCTAGTTGATCAAGGACTGAGTTAAGCCGTTCGACTAGGTTCCGTTCACCTACCTTGGTCCATATCTGACGATCAGTCATAGACTCATGGGGGTGACAGTGGGGCACCATTTGATCTAAAGCTCTGATGAACTCCTCGACTGACCGTGCCCCTTGAACCACCGCGAAGGTGTCCTTAGTGTTGTAATTGATAAATGAGAATCCATTATCCTTTACGTTAATGGGCTGTGGTGGGTTGAGGTATTTATTTAGTCGGGCGACTAGATCTTTTAACCACTTCATCTTTGTTCCTTCCTTCTTCACATGCCTTGCAACAGAACCACTTACGGTCGTAGTCTCGGTGGATACCTCCAAACCAGCGGGGGAACTTGCCCCCGCAATTGTCACAGGTCTTTTCAAACATATCAATACACCTCGTATTCAGTTATCACCTGTCGCTCCTCAGGGTCCCACATGCCGTCCTTAAGGATCTGAGCGACAGCCACCTGAGCATGATAGTCTGGCTCAGGGATTCCTTTGGACTCATAGGCCTCCCTACAGACATCTGCATAGGTGTTCGCTTGTTCACCTAAGGTCAACCCTTGGTCGTCCCTGTGGGGTCCTAAGATCTTTTCAGCCTTCTTAGGTCCCACCCTAGGGATACCTGTGTACCCATCGGTCGAGTCTCCGGTCAACACTTGGAACCATCGGAACCATAGGGCATCCCGCTTGGACACCTCATAAACCAGATCGTCTTTCCAGTTGTAATGGCGCCCAGCAATTTGATCGAGGTCTTTATCTATGGTGGCGATACAGGTCTCAGGAGTTTGATGGATCCCCATGAGATCATCAGCCTCCAAGCGGTTCTCACAGGCGTAAGGATACAGGGAGCACAGTTGTTCCCTTAGGTGCCCTAGGAGCTTGGGCTTACGCTTGCCCTTACGGTTGTGCTTGTAGGTCTTCAAGGCCTGATACCGGAAGTTAGCTGACCCAGAGAAACACAACAGGACCTCTTCGGCCTCCACTCGTCTCTGGATGTCAGCGATCCGCTCCCGACATTTGAACAACGCTAGGTCAGGATCAAGGATCAAGGACTCACCATCGGACCCCCAAGATAACGTCTGTTCGTTCTTAGCGGCTGCTTGGAAGGTCACGATGTCAGCATCGATTAGGACCTGCTTTACCACGGAGTCACCTCCAAATGAGTTATGAAGCCAGTCTCATCTACTTTTAAATCTGTGATGTGAGCACCATCAACCCACAGTTCGAGCTTCACATCCCCATAGATGTTACTTACAGGGATGATCTCGATCTGATACTTCTCCATGACCTTGGCTAACTTTCGTATAGCTTTATTAGAGTTGATCACACGGACCACCCTAG